GCCATATCTAGGATTCCATCCCGGTTTATATGGCGCTCCTCTTTGGTTATTAGGCAATTGCCTGTCTGGAGGAATTCTTCCGGAGGAATTAGGTGATCCGGGTGGCGGTAAGGGTACTCCTGCGGGGCCTCCCCTTCCTCCAGCACCACCGGGTGGCGGAACTCCTCCGCCGCCGCCAGGTCCACCTGTTATTATTGGCCCCCTCGGAAATCCTCCACTAAATAGATTATTGAATAATTTTTCTAATCCACTAAATGCCAATTTAATTCCAGCCAATAGTCCCGTTAGCGCTGTAGATATTGATCTTGCAAGTAAAGCTATCGCACCACCTATACCGGCAATTAGAGCCTTTCCTAGAGTGGATACAATGGAACCCATCCCTCCACTATCTCCATCTAATCCTAACGCAGCAATTTTTCTTGCAATTGCTTCTGCTAAAAGTTCTCTTTCTCGAGCCCTCTTTGAGTCTGTGCTCTGTTCTGCCATAAACTCAATATTTTTGGATTGCCTTTCTGTCAATTCTCGTAATAATGTCATTTCCTCCATTAATTTAGTTTGATATTTAGAAGGTCCAAAAATCTTATTAAACAAGTTAGTGAAAAAGCCTCTATCAGGTTGCGCGTTTCTACTACCTACTGCCGTAGCCATGCCGGTGCCCAATTTACTTTTGGAACCAAATAAATCCTTCATTCCAGATATATTGCCCATACCAAACATTTGTCTTTGTAGATCACCTACAGTTTTTCCTATGCCGGATGTTTCTCTTCTTTGTTTTAGAATTTCATCTGATAGTTTATGTAAAACTGAGGTTTGCGCTTTCAAAGCTTCTGATTGCGCTCTCAAGTTATTTAGTATTTCTTGATTTACTGGATCTAATTGGTTAAATGGCAATGCCATATATTATCCTTTAAAAGCTTTTTGTTTTAGTTTTTCATTATGCTCATTAATATGATCTATTAGCATACTAACATATATGTCTCTTTCCCACGGTAACATATTTTCTATTTCCGTCAAGGAATAACTATGATTATTCATTAGCGAAAAATTTAACTTATAATAGTTAAGAAGACCCTCGTGAGAAAGAGTTAAACGAAAAAATTTTGTAGTCCCTCTAAACTAACTTCATTATTGGTATTACATTTATCGCAAACCTGTTCTACTCTTTGTGAAACTTTTGGCATGGTTACGAAAAACTGCTCTAATTTTTCAAACTGAGATTTTGAAAAAGAGTTGACGAATTCTATTAATTCTTCCTTGGTGTATTCTGTAAATTGTTCTTCATCAGTATAAACAGTTTTTATACAAGCACATAGCAATTCTACAATATTTTCAGAATTAAATTTATCGTAGATACTAACGATTTCGCTAAAAACGGGATAACGCATTTCTAAACCAATTTTATCGGTTATTAAAATTTTTGTAGTGTGATCTGCGTGTCTCTTAATTTCTGCCTTAGTTATATCTAAATCAAAATTAATCTTATTTTCGCAATTGTTGCATTCTAAAGTTAAAGAAGTTTTTTCTCCTATTGATTTTGCTCGAATATTTAAAAACAAATATTCTATATCAAAATTAGGAAGATCTTTTACTTTTAGTTTGTTAAATGTACAAACATCAACTAAGTCTGTAACTATTTTATAAATGTCTTCGACGTCTGAGTCTAAGGCGGTTAAAAGAATTTTATATTCTTTAACTAAAAATGGTCTGTATTTAACTTTTTCTTGGGTTGAAGGTAAAATCAAATCATAAGTAGGTGTGTCTAATTTTGGTAAAGCCATGTTATCTCCTCACTAATTATCTTTCGAATAATGAATTGTAAGTATCCAATGCTGATCTCATTCTCTTTTTTTCATCTGAATTATCAACTGCAGGATCTCTAGTTATATATCTATAAGTTTCTATACTTGACGACATTCTTTGGCTGCTTTCCGGTTCTATATCTATGTTAGTAGTTTGGAAAGGATTGCTTGGGGGAGTTGTAGATTTTTGCCAAACCTCAGGATAATCTATAGCATTTGGTATTCTATGATAAGGGAACCATCTTCTATAGGCAAAAGTAACATTTAACTTATGCACACTATTTTGAAGAGTGTTATTCAATTCCATTATAGCGATATTTCTCGGAAATGCTTCTTCTAAAGTAACAGAATATATTGGTTTATCCTGTTCATTTAATTGCTTTATTATAATTGGAACAGTATAATTATCTGAGTAATGTACAAAATACTGAAAAGGATCTACAATTATACTTAACCAAGCATCAAAAAATCCTTTAACATCCATACTACCATCCACAAGAAAAGTCATGGTAATGCCTTCTCCGCCAAATTCTGAGCTAAAAGGTCTTTGGTATGATGGACCATATATTCTTTGTTGTTTAACACCTATCGATTGTGTAGGCAAGCTAGTCGATTCGCAAAACAAACTAACTAATCTAGAGTCTCCTAAGACACTACTATCAGTCATACCTTTAGGTAAGGGAAATACAATTTCAAATCTATTGGGTCTAGCTAAATTTCTTGTTCTTACTTCAGTTTGAAATTGATTTATAGAAAAGTTTGCCATTGTTATTTTCCGTACTTTCTTCTGACGTCTTTCCAAACTTTACTTTTGGATCTTTGTTTAAACCCTTCTACCGGAAGCATACAGGCAGTTTCCCAGTCCGGAAAATTAACTTTTAAAAATCTACTTCTAAGATGCGAATTCAAATATCTTTTTACGCAAGAAGTAGCTGAAAGAAATCTAGAAGAGCTGTTTAAAATTTGCCAGGATAATTTAATTTTAGTATTATCATCTTTTCTATTATCCGTAGCTAGTTTTTTTAATTCGCCTAATAATTTGAACCTTGCGCCGTAGGGGAGATAATGAAGGTTTATACCAATGAACCCATCCTCGGTTTTATTGAAAGGTAGTACTAAAGGAACTGTATCATAATAAGGAAGAACATCTTTGTATTTCGGATCATACATGAACATATACATATTTCCTGGGATAATTACACTAGAAAGTCTTTGTCCACGTAATAATTGTTCACCTGTTATACCTGAGGCAAGATTAATAACGTTTCTTTTGTACCAACTCGCAGCTTTAGTTTCTTCGCTGGAGCGCATTCTTATTTGTCTGAAGATATCATCCGCCATTTGCTATTCCTAGGTCCTTTTCGGTTAAAATCATAAATTTCATATTTCTATCAGCACAAAATTCAAAAGCTGCCTTCCATTTGGCTTCATTAACTCCATACTGAAATACCTCATCTATAAACTTCTTGGTCTTTCTAGCAGGAACTTGCGGTGGTCTAGTAAATCTCTCAGGTTTAATTTCTATCAGATATTTTTCCATAACATTATTCTTATTTCTAATCTTAATGTAAAAATCTACAAAATATCTATGTACTTTTTTATCAATAGGTGAAACATAAGGGACTATAACGATTTCAGAACCCCACTCCTCAACCGAGGAGTTCAAATCGCACCACTTCATAAACCTCAATTCCCAAAGAGATCTGTAAACAATATTGCTCACATCTCCCTTATATTTTAAGGGATTTTTTGGTTTAAACTTTCCCTTATATGTTTTGGTATATAACATTTCCTATAAATAATAATGATTCCAACAATATTTATTAAAGAAAATGGCACGATCTATCTACGACCCCGAAAAAGATACCGTTGACGAAATACGTAGAGAATATGAGGCTCCATACAAGAATCAATACCTAGACCCCTATAATATAGGGACCTATGAGTACCCGGAGGGATTGCGGGTGAAACCTGATCTTCAGCATTACGTTGCTTTCTACGTTAATGTTAGACAAAAATCCAATATTACTAGAAATAGAATAAAGAATCCAAATAAAGATTATCTTGTAGATGAAAGGACTCAGCGAGAAATAGACGCCATTGCGACACAAAGAAGCAGAACAACGGGCAGAATAACTCAGGGCGACGCAGAATCTGCGGTACAGACTGCAAAGCAATATGCTGGGCGCATTGTAGCAGGAGCAACTTTAATAGGTGCGGGTCTGACCTCAGGAATAAAAGGAGTAGGCAAAGCATTAATTCCTGCAACTTTAGCAGGTGGCGCTACTGCAGTTGTAACAAATATGATAGATAATCTTAAGTTAGAAGCCTTCGAATCGGGAAGAACTGTTAGATTAAAAGATGTTATAACCTTAAACATAGAAGAAAGGCCTTCGGTAAAATATGGCGTTAATTACACCAACACTGATGTGGCTGGTTTACTTGGACTGGGTGGCATTTTTATTCAGGGTTCCGCAGCCCTCACAGCAAAAAACTTAAAATCTGCTGAGCCTGAATTACAAGCTAGATTTTTAAGTGAACTTGCAAGAATACCTGCACTAAGTCAAGGAGGAGGATTAGTTAATAATTTACGAGAACTATCCTCTAGAACTAAAACCAACCCTTTTAAAGAAACTTTATTTGAATCTGTAGACTATAGAAGTTTTACTTTTAGATATAGATTCTTCCCAAAAAATGCTTCGGAAAGTAATAAGATAAAGAATATAATCAAAGTATTCAAAACTCATATGCATCCGGAACTAACTGCTCAAAGACTTTTCTATATCTATCCTTCTGAATTTGATATTCAGTATTTCTATAAAGATAAAGAAAACGATTATCTTCACAGTTTCACTAGATGTGCTTTAACTGATATGACTGTGGATTACGGCGGAGAACAGTTTTCTACTTTTCAGGATGGCGCTCCAGTAGAAGTCTTATTATCATTAACTTTCACTGAATTAGAAAACTTAACATCTGAGGCTATAGACAAATATGGCTATTAATTTCTTTTCAGACTTCCCAAAAATATCGTATACCCTAGATGACTTTGGGTCTAAACAAGTTGTTGCAGATATTTTTAAACGAGTAATTATTTCAAAAGAATATCTAGAAAATTCTTTATATTTTGAAGAGTATGAAGTTTTGCACGGAGAGACTCCTGAAGAAGTTTCTTTTAGATTTTATGGCACATCAAATTTAAATTGGGCAATATTAATGTTCAATAATATTTTAGATCCAAGATTTGAATGGCCTGTATCAGAAGAATCTTTATATAAAATAGTAGAAGAAAAATATGGTGGACCTCAAAATGTTTTTACTATAAATCGAGCAAGAAATACCAAAGGATATCTAGTAGAAACATTTTTTATATTAACTGAGGAATCCACACACGAAGAACCTATTAGATTACTGTTTGAAAATCCTCAAAATGAAGGTATTAATACTCCAATTGCTTATCAGGATTCTGATGAAATTGCAGAATTTGAAAGTAACTTTGAGGTAGAAACTGAAAAAAATGAGAAGAACAGAACTATTAAAATTTTAAAGCCTGAGATAATTCAGGAAGTAATAACTAATTATAAAAAATTGATCACTATCTAATGAACCAATTAGAAGAAATTTTAGATTCTCCCGGCCAAGTTCAAATAGATAATCTGGTACTTATTTCTTTTAAGAAACAAAAGTACTTAGATTTGACTGATTATTTAATTGAATTAAATTTATACGAAAGTATTTTTTCTCCTACCGTTACCGGAGATATTACTTTATCTGATAGTAGAAATTTAATACGCGAATTCGCTTTGTTAGGTGAGGAATTTATTTCCATTTCAATTAGAACTCCTACTCTATCCTCTGATAGAAGTATATCTAAAATATTTAGAGTTTATTCTTTAGAAGATAAGAAGTATGCAAAAGATGGTAGCACCTTAGTATACAGAATGAACTTTATATCTCTTGAGGCATTTCAAGATTTATTAAATCCAATATACAAATCTTTTAGAGGAAAGCCTGAAAATATTGTAACTCGTATCTATGAGGACTATTTAATAACCAATAGAAACGTACAAATTACGGGAGAACCTGCAGCAGATGTAAAAACTCCTTTAACATTTTTAGGTGAGACTGCAAATGAATTAAAATTTGTTAGTCCAGGTTGGTCTCCTATTGAATGTATTAGCTGGGTATGTAGTAAAACTCTTCCCGCAAATGATAAGGGGGCTAATTTTCTTTTTTGGGAAACAACAAAGGGATTTTACTTTGGAAATTTAGAAACAATTTTCCGAAGACCTGAAGTAGCTTCAATAGGAAGTTATGTTTATTCTGCTCCTAGTATTACTGCCGCAGACGAAGAAAGTATAAAAAATCTAAAGTTTATGTTTAACATTAGAACATTAAGTTTAGATAAGGTATATGATCAACTAAGTAATCTAATGACGGGATATACCTCAAACAGAATTCTTGATGTAGATTTAGTTAATAAAACTTTTGAAAATGTAGACTACGACCATGGATTAAAATTTGGTAATTATTCTCATTTAGAAAAAGCTCAACCGATTCCATTGTTTGACGAAAATGCATCAAGAAATCCTTTAACGTGCTTAAAGGTACATTTTTCTCACCCAGGTCTTCATTCCGGGGTTAAAAATAATTTTAGTGAAAGAACTAAAGAATTTTGGGGTAATAGAGTATCTAGTATGTTAGAACTCAATAATTTTAAAATGGAAATACTAATCCCCGGAAGAACAGACATAGAATGCGGGCAAACAATTCATATTAGATTGCCTAAAAAATCTCCAGGAGGATTAACCCAAGAGGATAAAAATCTCTACGAGGGAGATGATTTATATTCGGGCTACTATTTAATTTCAGAGTTATCTCACAAAATAAATCCTAGAACACACTATGTTAGTATGAATCTTGTTAAGGATAGTTTACCTTATGGAGTGGTACAATAATGAATAATTTTGTTTGGTGGGTCGGAGTAGTAGAAGATAGAAATGATCCAGAACGTCTAGGCAGATGTAAGGTTCGTATTTTTGGATATCATACTGATGATATTAATTTATTACCTACGGAAGATTTACCCTGGGCAATACCTATCCAGCCAATTACTTCAGCCTCTATTTCCGGAATAGGTAGTACTCCTGTTGGAATTGTGCCCGGTACTTGGGTAACAGGTTGGTTTTTAGATGGAGAGGATGCACAAAAACCAGTAATATTAGGAACCATACCAGGAAAAACACCAAAAAGAGAAGAAGCTGAGAAAAAAATAAAACAGGATTCTAGCAAATCTAATGTACTTAAGGATGGTCAAGGCAGACCTATATACGAGAATACCGGCAATTTAATTTTTAAAAGTGCAGTTGTAACTGAATTAAGAAACTCTCTCACTCCATTGATTCCTACGGATGTAGATAAGTTATTCGTCTCTTTATCTAGTAGGTTATCTGGTAACAATATACAAAAAATTGGCGAATACGGAGAGTTAGGAAAATATCAATTAAGTGTATTAAATCTTATAGATTTAGGTTATGTAAAGAGACCAGGCAAAGGAGCTATAGATAAAACGATTCTAGATAAAGAAAATCTTTGGACAAGTTTAGATGGTATGTCGTCTAAAGAAGAATTTTTATCAAGCACCCTTATACAAGAAAAGGCGATGCTAACTTTAACTAAATCTAACTATGATCTTTTAAGTTATCTTGATAAAATTTCTGAGGATGATGAGTCTGATTACGTTGCAGGTATGCTTGCTAGTGCGCATATATTTGGTCCTGCCGGCGCAGATGATTTGGAGAGAAAAGATTTTTATGGCAGAAAAGCTAAAGAATTTTTTGCACTAGGGGCTTCCTCGGTTGGAGGTGAGAGAACAAATGTAGATATAAAATACAAAGAAGCGGAAAATTATCTACCCGAATCCTCAGCTGAAGATGGTGCTGCTGTTACAAATGAGGATCTAGCTAGGATAAAGGGATTTTCTGATCCTGAGAAAAAATATCCTAAGTATGAATATGAGGGGCTATCAGATATTAATATGCTGGCAGTCGGTAACAGGGATCATTTGTCTTTTAAGATAAAGGAAGCACAGAGAACAGATGATGTGCAAATAGCCAGATCTAGTTCTTTATGGAGCGAGCCCGAACCTGCCTATGGGGCTACCTACCCCCATAATCAAGTTATAGAAACTGAAGCAGGCCATGTTATTGAAATAGATTCAACTCCGAATGCTGAAAGAATTCACGTTTTTCACAAAAAAGGAACCTATATTGAAATAGATGTGAATGGAACAATGGTCAGAAAAGTTATAGGCGATAACTATGAAATTTTAGACCGCAATAACTTTGTTTATGTTAAGGGCGCCAACAATTTAACTGTAGATGGCAGAACAAATATTTACGTAAAGGATGACGCTACAATTGAAGTAGACGGAGATGTTTCTGTAACTGGACATAGAGATGCTGTAGTTCAAGCAGCGAAAAGTTTAGCTTTATCTGCAAAGAACATAACAATTTCAGGTAAGGACAGTGTTAATATTATTTCCGATGGTTCAATAAATGTACAATCAAAAGAAATGAATTTAAATGCAAAGGGATCTTTAAATGCCCAGGCGGCGTCGACCTTAAGTTTAAAAGCTTCCGCGGATTTACTAATGGACGCTCTATTAGTTAAAACTCAAATGGGTGCAAATTTTGTACGCGATATTCCGACAGGAACATTTCCTCTACCCGAATTAAAAAGTCATACAAGATCGTCTGTGCCAACATTACAACGAA